GGGTGCTGTGTGTGACACAACCTCTGGCAGACCTGCATACTTGCTCTTAAAGAAAGGGTTGGTTGACCCCTTCGGTACTGCACTGAACTCAGCCTGAGCTGATACCAATGCGCTTGCTAATTCGTTTATCTCTGGACTTTGCATAATGTTCTCCTTAGAACTCTGAGTCTAACTTATAACCAAGAGCCGCAAATGACACCATGATTGTTTCCATGGTTTCAAGGCACGCCTCATAGTTTCTTACGTGGGCTAGGAATACTGATTCGTCGCCCTCTTTTAATACAACTGCCCAACTGTCCCCGTCCGTTTGGTCAGGAAACAACTTCATGGTTACTTCTTTGCCTGTAATGGTTACCGTAGGTGACTTCATTATTTGGCCTTTCTCTTAGTTAAAGCACTATTAGAAATCTTGATTACTCCATCGCCGTCGTCTTGGCATAGTGAGCGGTAAGAACAGTAGTCGCATTGCCATGCACGTCCGTTAGGATCGAGCTTCATGAACTTGTTGTCATCGTCCTGCGCCCAACGCTCAGGCAAGAACCCTGTGTCAATGGTAAAAGCAAAACCTTCCATTCTACGTATCTCACCCTGAGCAAGTGGTTCCCACTCAGAGCGTGGTACCTCGAACTCGGCTAAGAAACGATTAACACCAGAGACACCCATGTTGTTTGCCTTGTTAATGGACAAGGCTTCAAAGCCAATGCTACCCATGACCAAAGTTTCAATGCGAATGTCGGGGTTACCCAACTCAATGCCTATGGCGTTCATGCCAGCCTGTGCAACGGCTTTAGCAGAAGCGCCCTGTGGTGCTGACACGGTTCCACGCAGACGGTTCCAACCAACCTGCTTGTCAAAGCCGTACGTACCCATGGTCTTTAGTTCGTAAAGAACGTGAGTGCCACCGTAGTTGGTGCCAACGTCATAGATGTCAATAAGTGCGTCACACGAGCCTGATAGGAAATCTCCTATCATAGATGGGACTTCAAACTGAGCAGAGGGAAACCTACGACTAATAGCGTCTTGTAACGCTTCGTGCACAATGGTTCCTAGACCTGTAGCCCAAGCTCCTGCGGTATCCATTGGTTCCGTTGGATCAACGTCAAGTGCCGCATAACCTTGCTGACGACCACATGAAAATGCAGACGAGTAGCGAAGCGGTGTGCCCATAGCCGTTGGCTTAGGAATTAAACTTTTAACATGTAATTCCTCAACAAGTAGTGAGGTAATTACCGGGTTCGATACTTGATTCATACAACTCCTTCCTAGAGTCCAACCAAGATAGCAAATTACCGGAGCTGTGTCAAATCTTTAAATGACCGCCAAAGTCATGGGTTACACCCTTAACGGCAATAAGGTTTGCTTGCACGTAGGGAATGTGGTTGTCGTGGTGCCACTTGCTAGGGAAAAAACTGCGTAAGCAGGACACTTGGAAACGTACACGGCCATCAATAAAGTCCGAGTATTGCTTGTCGGTGTGATACCAGAACGAGTTTTCGTTCCAAAAGGCAATGTGCGTTGGGTCTTGAAAAGCACCACGTCCATCGCTACTTGGGGTCATAGACAGAAGCATGCCACCGTGAGCTAACTTGTCGTAGCACCACTCCATAAACGCCACCTTGTCAGGCAAGTGCTCCATAAAATCGTGCGCACGGATCACTCCAACGCTGTTGTCAGCAATGTCCATGTCAAAGATGTTGCCAACGTAGTCGACGCCAGGACCAGGGCGTAGGTCAACGCCTAGAAACCCTTCAGCCTTGTTGTGGTGTGCACCCAGGTCAAGGGCAAGCAGACCCTCACGCTTAGCCCAAGCCACGGCGTTACGCTCTACGGTCTGGTGATACAACTCCACGGTGCCAGTCTGAATCTCGGCGTTACGTACAGTTTGAGTGTTGTCTGGATGTACACGTTGCAGGTACAAAATCTCAGGAATGTGGTAGAACTTGGTTGCCTGGTACATACGAGCCATAATGTCTTGGTCGTCTAGTACCTCTAGATTGGCGTTATAGCCCCCTATTTGGTCGTATAGAGCCCTTCGGAAGGCTCTTAGGTGGTTAGGGGCATACCAAATGTAAGAAAGGTTGTGGGGGTATGGTTCAAAGGATAAAGCACCCTTGTATCCATCCTCTACGTAATACTTCCAACCGTGGGCTGGGTCAAACTCAGAATCGTCTGGCTTGCCGTCCTCAAGAATTTGGGCGGTGTCAGAATAGACAAAGCCTACTTCAGGAAAGTTATCAAAGACCCACTCAACATCCATAAGCGCAGTGGGCAGAAGTATGTCGTCATGATCTAATTCAAGAAGAATGTCACCCCTGCAATAATCCATGCACTCACGTTTAAGAGCACCTACGCCAGTGTGTACAGACCAATACACGGTAACCCGTGCGTCCTCTGGTGGTTCCCATTCGGCATCGCCGTTAAGAAGAACTATCCATTCCCAGTTGTTGTTAGTTTGCTCGTTAAGCGAACGGTAGCACTCGTTAAGATACTTAGGGTCGTGACTAGGAGTGAATACGCTTATCACGTTTCCTCCAGTGGATTGTGTTTTTGAGGTAGATTGGGCCATAGAACAGACTAGCAATACAGAAACCGTATTGGTGGGTTTTGAAGCCATAAATTGTCCACAAAAAAGCGTTGACAAAAAGAATTACCCATGACCACCACACTTTGCGTCCAGCAAGATACGCACCGGTCATACCAATGCCTTCAAGAACAAATGACCACATTAAAAAGAATACTCTACGTTTGGGTATTTCTTTTTCATGAACTGCACCAGTGGCATCTTTTCGTAGCGTCGACATAAGTAGTCAAGCGATACAAACATGGGGTCGTAACTACCGTCACGTACCTCGTGTTTAACAATTATTCCTCGCCAGTGTGCGTTCCCCTGCGGGCCTTTATAGTCTTCATCATGGAGGTAGCATGCGCCCGCAACAAGGCCATGTTGGCTCTTGCCAGCGACGAATCTAAGCCCGTACGCAAGCGTCTGTTGGTGGCCCATCGTGAAACTATGGCCAATGGATTTAAGTCTCGCTTCAACGTTGCCTCCTAGGGGCTTGCCGGTCATTGGGTTGTAGAAGTAATGGCTGTACGCAACACCGTCCAACCACAGGATTTCTAAGTAAGGACTTACTTTCCATCCGCTTCGCTCGTAGTCGAGGTGGTCGGTGGTAACAACTCCCTCAAGTTGTGCATCCATTGAGACAGCACGGTTGATTCTATCTTCGTGGTTGCCAAGGAGGATGTGCCTCTCAGGGTTCCATTTACCGTGCCTGGTCTTACGACGATTCGCATTGAAGTCCGTGAGGGCTTGATTAAGTATTCTCCATGCTTCATTGGCTGCTTCTATGTCCTGTTTGTAACGGCGACCCTCCATAGCCTTCTTGCCTTTGTCATACATGGACAAAGACGGCATGTCTGCGTGGTCACCTAAGTGAATAATTTTAATAGGTTTATCGTGGAACTCGTCCACAATGTATTGACCAATCCATTTAAGATGGTCTGTTGGTACTCCAGCCTTAGCCTGAGTATCTGGAATAATTACGTGTGTTGTTGGTGCCTGCAAGGTAATTCTCCTTGTTTAGTCCGCCTTTCAGCATTCTAACACACAAGTTAGCAACAAACAACAATAATGTAATTTATCTTTCTGTTACTGCGTTTGCCACCTCAGCAGGGGTAATCGAGTACAAGTCGGGCCATTGCATTGCTTTGGGGAACCCTCCATACCACAAAGCACCGGCTACTAATCCAGAACAAATCCAAGTACGGGATTTACGTAGACAAATAGCGTCTGGAAGGATGTTGTCAATGGCACATGAAAGTATGCTAAGATAACTGTATTTCAAGCCCACCTGAGAGCGAGCGAACCTCAACACAAGGTCTCGGTTCGTTGTTCTCGGTAGTTCCACTACCTCGAACGTGCCACCAAAAGCAGATTCATCGAGAGTTAAGTTGTCGGTAATACCTTTAGGTTGCGCTTGAATGAGGTACCACTTACCGTCCACGTATCTATCCAAAATGGCAACGTGATTCCACTTTGAGTATTCTGAGTCGGGCATAAAGTGTTGCGCCCAACGGATACTCTTACCAATAATTCCTTTGGTTGAACAAAATACAAGGTCACCTGGATTCATCTTTTCCCTCTAGGTAATCGACACGTTCTTCTAGTGCCGCTAAATCGTAATCTTGACGTTGGTCAGTAACGTCTTCAATGTTCTCGTGACCGTGACGTGTAGCAAAGTACGTGCTTATGTATGCAGACACAAGACAGAAGCAAACCAATTGCCATGTGAAGTGACTGACTGCTGTCTTAATGCAGAAGATGTTGGCAAGCCAGTAGCCCACCTCGGTCATGCCAGCAACGTGTGGTCGTCCTCGTGCCTCTGCTTGAACCATAAGCACAGAAAATACGTTGGCAACACCAAGCGATAAGGCTGCGAGTAGTGCTATCTTCATTTGTCGTCCTTTAATAGTTTGTGAATCTCTTGAACCAGAGCGTGTGTCTCTAGGTCTAGTTGGTAATCCTTGACCGAGTGCTCGG